TCAGGCCTCCTCAACGTCGTGATACTCTTCGCACGCCTGCAGCGTGTTCTGGATCAGGGTGGCGACGGTCATCGGGCCAACGCCGCCGGGAACCGGGGTGATGTAGGACGCGCGTTCGGCGGCATCTTCATACACCACGTCGCCGACCACTTTGCCGCTTTCCAGACGGTTGATGCCGACATCGACCACAATCGCCCCTTCTTTAATCCACTCGCCAGGAATAAAGCCCGGTTTGCCCACCGCGACGATCAGCAGGTCGGCGTTTTCGACATGATGGCGCAGGTTTTTTGTAAAGCGGTGGGTGACGGTGGTGGTGCAGCCGGCCAGCAGCAGCTCCATGCTCATCGGGCGACCGACGATATTGGAAGCGCCAATGACCACCGCATTGAGGCCGTAGGTGTCGATATTGTAGCGTTCCAGCAAGGTCACGATACCGCGCGGAGTGCACGGACGCAGGCGCGGCGCGCGCTGGCACAGGCGGCCAACGTTGTAAGGATGGAAGCCGTCGACGTCTTTATCCGGCGCGATGCGCTCGAGAACTTTGACGTTATCGATCCCTGCCGGCAGGGGCAGCTGAACCAGAATACCGTCGATGGTCTTATCGGCATTCAGAGTGTCGATAAGCTCCAGCAGCTCGGCTTCGCTGGTGGTTTCCGGGAGATCGTAAGAGCGGGAGACGAAGCCCACTTCTTCACATGCTTTGCGCTTGCTGCCGACATAAATCTGCGAGGCCGGGTTGCTGCCGACCAGCACGACGGCCAGCCCAGGGGCGCGTTTTCCGGCCGCAACGCGAGCCTTCACTTTTTCCGCAACCTCAGAGCGTACCTGCTGCGCAATCGTTTTACCGTCAATAATTTTTGCTGCCATCAGAGAGAGGATTCCATCTGTATCTTTACGAAAGGGGGATGAGGATATTTTGTCAGAAGCGGGCCTCGCTGTCAGTCCTCGTTTGCTGTTTTATCCTGTCTGAGGCTAATTTAGCCTGTTATGACCATGGTTATTACATGGTTATTGGTGCGTTGCGCCTGGCCACTGAGTCGATTTACGCGCGCATTAGGCCCGGCGGTATGCTTCTTGTACAGTTGGTGGAGGATATTTCGCCAGCGTCGTATAAGCCCCGCAGTTTCCTGGCAAAATGGATTGACTCAACCGACGTGGACCGTATAATTCCACGCGTTTCACTCCGCGAAGCACTCGCTTCTCAGGGCGCCCTTAGCTCAGCTGGATAGAGCAACGGCCTTCTAAGCCGTAGGTCACAGGTTCGAATCCTGTAGGGCGTGCCATACTCACTTCTCTTAACGTCTCCTGAAGTCTACTCAACCCAGCATACACGCGGTATTCTCCAATATTTCATTATCCCAACGTCTACTATGGTCTATTGAAATCCACATTCATGTGGGGGTACATTTGGGGGTAGATTCCTGTTCAATGAAATGAGATACCCCCAAGTGAAGCTTACAGCCCGCCAGGTCGATACATCTAAAGCTAAGGACAAACCCTATAAACTGTCTGATGGCGGTGGCCTTTACCTCTTGGTGAACCCCAACGGCGCTCGATACTGGCGGCTGAAGTACCGGGTCGCCGGTAAAGAAAAGTCGTTGGCTTTAGGTGTATACCCTGAAGTCTCGCTGGCCGATGCACGTCAAAAACGAGCAGAGGCTAAAAAAGTATTGGCTGCTGGTGGTGACCCGGGGCAGGAAAAGCAGGAAAAAAAACATGCCAGGGCGATGGCCGTATCAAACAGCTTTGAGAGACTGGCGCTGGAATGGCATGAACATAAATCGATGAACTGGTCAGCAGGCTATGCCAGTGACATACTGGAGTATCTGAGAAAAGATATTTTTCCTTATATTGGCTCCCGGTCGATCACTGATATTAAGCCCGTTGATATGTTGGCTGTTCTTCGCAGGATGGAACAACGTGGAGTACTTGATAAGCTCAAAAAGACACGTCAAGCCTGCCGGCAGATCTTCACCTATGCTGTCATCACCGGCAGAGCAGAACATAATCCCGTGGTCGATCTCGCCAGTACTCTAAAAGCACCAAAGCAAAAACACTTCCCTCATTTATCGGTTGAACAAATACCTGACTTTCTGCGAGCTTTGAACGACTATAGCGGCAGCGTGGTGACTCGAAATGCTACCCGCCTGCTTATGCTTACTGGGCTCAGGACAATTGAGCTCCGTGCTTCTGAATGGGTTGATATCGACTTCGATAAGGGGGTCTGGAATATCCCTGCAGAGCGAATGAAGATGCGGCGGCCGCATCTCGTTCCTATCTCAACTCAGGTTCGCGAACTGCTTGAAGAAATCCACCAGCTTACCTGGCGAGGGAAGTATATTTTCCCGGGACGGAATGATGCCGGTAAGCCAATGAGTGAGGCCAGCATCAACCAGGTGATTAAACGAATCGGCTATGACGGTAAAGCGACTGGTCACGGCTTCCGGCACACTATGAGCACCATACTCCATGAACAGGGCTATAACACCGCCTGGATTGAAACGCAGTTGGCCCACGTCGATAAGAACTCAATCCGCGGCACATACAACCACGCTCAGTATCTGGACGGCCGGCGGGAAATGCTCCAGTGGTATGCCGACTATATGCAGGCGCTGGAGAATGGTGAAAATGTGGTGCATGGCTCGTTCGGGAAACGTGCCTGACTGGATGCATAGACAGTATATACAGACGATAGTAGACTTAGATAGACGATCAAAGAATAGGCTATGTCTAGGCTGATCCCCGAAAACCCGTACACCTCTGCGGGCTGGCATAGCCGCCAAAATCAGAGGGCGTGAGGTGGCGTAATGAATTATTCGACTTATAAGAAAGTACCAACATTAGAGTATTGCAAGATAACAAGAGCGGCTGAGCTACTTGATTGCTCGGTTGACGACTTATTGTATTGGGCCGAAGAACGAAAAATAAAAATCTGTATTAAAGTTCAAGACCTTAAAGGCATGTTGGTTGTTCCTGCCATTTCGGAACCAGAACAATTGCTTATGTTTTTATGCGAACTTATGCATGGAGAACACACTACAAACATAATGTGTAGAGGTTATGGTGATATTAAGCCTTACCCATTATCGAAAGTTTATGCTGAAGAGATTTATGATTTGGAAACAGAGAATGATTTTCTATTGTTTTCAGAAGCAACCATCGCACGAAATGGTTTTGATGTTCGTATTGATGGATTATGGGAACTTGCGAACATAACAATGGGGTTAATTGATTATTATGATAAAGAAAATCCCCCAGTCATCGGTGGGGAGTGTAGTGAAACAAGGACTATGGTTAAGTTATTGGAGGCATTAGACTTTCCATTTGAAAATGGCATGAGGCATACACTTAATTCAACCTCTTTTGTTTTACGCCCGGCAGATACTTTAGATGAAGTTGGTGATTTTGTATTTATGGGGTATGAGCAAGAAAAACCGATCTCACTAAGCCTTGATAATCTATATGTAACAAAAACTCAAATTAAAAACATTATTAGCAATCTAATGATTCCATTTGATGACATGATTAAGAAAGATAATGCAAAAAAAACAAACACGACAAAAAAACAATCAGAATTTACAGTCGGGATTTTGAAAGAGATTGGTTTTACTAATAGTGATTTGAGTGGCAGTATCAGTGAACTCAGAAAAAAAATAGCAAGAAAATTGCCAACGGTATCAGTTCCTGCAGATGATAAATCACTGATTGATTGGCTTCGGAAAGGCGGTATTGACCGCTAGAAACTCCAAAGAATTTCTTAAAACTCCACAACACTAGATCAGGCCAATAGCACAATCCTCCTGAAGTCTACTTAAGTCTACTAATGACTATCTAAGATTGCGGGAGGAGTTATGCCAGTAAAAAATCATTTCAATTCACTGATCAGATTAGCTGAAGCACAGCGGCGAACGGGTTATAGTAAAGCATGGCTATATCGACTAATTGGGCAAAAACGTTTTCCACAACCAGTAAAGATTGGTTCTCGCTCTATCGCATTTATCGAAAGTGAAGTGGATGAATGGATCAATCAGCGCATCGCTGAATCTCGTAGTGAGGTTGTCTGATGCCAAAAGAAAACCGCCCATTACAGGCGGCTAACACAGATACTCGCGGATCTGATGTTACGCCACCAGCCTACACCGTTCAAGCCTCAAAGCGCATTCCGAAGAAACACCGTGCCCGCACCTATATGCTGCGCTGTGGGACTGGTGGGTGGACAGAAAACGATATCCTGCGCCATTGCCGACTCTCATCTGGCCGCAACTATGCGAGCGAACTTGAGTGCGAGCTTGATATCTGCCTGGAGCGCTTGGAAGAGAAAAACCCTGATGGTATCGGTGCGCACATGCGCTACAGGTTTGCGTGCCGTGGTGACGTGCTGAAGGTGATTCAGTTCGTTAACCGCATGGCCGCAGTCAACCAACATTACGGGCTTTCAAAGCAGGATATCGCCGACATTCTGAACCTCTACCCGGACAACTTCACCGCCGCATAACGGAGCCGAAAAAATGAAAATCGAAAAAAGCAGATTCAATTCTGAGGCCGCCCCTCAACCCAAGGTTAACCCGGGCGTAATTAACGGCAATGACTTTGCCGCCATCGTTCCCGTTATTCCCGGCCAAATTGGCGGGCGCGAAACCAATATTGCGAGCGCCAGAGATTTGCATAAAGCGCTGGGTGTGGGCCGCGACTTTACCAACTGGATTAAAGGCCGCATCGACCAGTACGGATTTGTGGCCGGGACTGACTATATCCGTGTTGAAAATTTGAGCTCACCAAAACGGGCGAGCGCAAAATTTCGCCAGCAAATCGAGCATGATTACCTTCTCTCGCTGGATATGGCTAAAGAAGTGGCAATGGTTGAGCGCAATGAACAGGGGCGCGCCGTCCGCCGCTATTTCATCCAGTGCGAGGAAGCGCTACAGCTGAGTGCGCCGGAAATCGCCGCGAAGTATCGCCGGCACCTCAAAGCCCGCATTGGTGCTGCCAACCTCTTCAAGCCGATGTGCGCCGCTCTGGATGCTGCCCGGGCAGAACAGGGGAAAGAGACGCAAGCCCGGCACTACAGCAATGAAAGCAACATGATCGCCCGTATTGTGCTGGGTGGCATGACCGCTAAGCAGTGGGCGCAGGTGAACGGTATCGACGGCGAACCGCGCGATAGCATGAGCGCCGCCCAACTGGAACACCTCAGCTACCTGGAGGGTACAAACATCACGCTGATCGATATGGGCATGGAGTACGGCCAGCGTAAAGCGGAATTAACCCGCCTCTCTCAGCGTTGGCTGGCTAAACGTCTGGGGGCTAACGATGAATAAGCCCACCAGCACACCGTTACCAAATCACTCCTACCGCGACGCTCACGGCCAGATGGTGAACGTGACCGCTGTAGCGCATAACCGCGTGACGTTCTACCGCAAGGGCTACCAATTCCCTTGCGTGCAGCCCATTGAGCGTTTCATGAAGGAGTTCTCGGAGGTAAAGCAATGATTTTCACCGTCCAGGGTAAAAGCCTCTCTTTGGCTGGCCTGATGAATGCAAAAGCTAAAGCTTTGCTGGTGGTGTGTCACCGCGTGAACCTGTCAAAACCTGTCACATTGCGGGCCACTGATAGTGGCGTACAAAATGCCTGGCGGAGTTTCGAGACAATTACGCGCGATGGACATCACACCTGCAGTAATGTGTTTTCGGAGTCCATAAAAAAGGACTTGATGTTCTACATCATCCCGGTCTATGGTTATAACGCACCAGCAAAATCTGGTGCCGGGATTGGCGTCCTGGAAAAGTACAAGGCGACACATGACGCGCCTAGCGTCTTTTTTTGTGTCCTCACATTCGCTCACCCTTTTTTCAGCGCTGCGGTTATAATCCGTGCCGCTTGCAGAGTTATGGTGAGTTGGATGGGGGCGGAGAAATCCGCGCCGGTTACCTTGTACGCCGGTTACGCCAACCCTGTTCAGCTCACCACCAGTGAAATTGGCGTTTCCGGTGGTGGGATTAATCCCCAGTACAAGGAGGCTGCCATTGTGGCTACTACCCCTACCCAAAATCCGCAGTTTATCTGGATTATCGCCGCTGTTCGCCGCGATATGACGACAATTAAAGCCCAAATTCACCATATCGCCGCACCGTCTGAACGTGACGCCCGCCGTTCACTGGCTCGCGATCATGTCTGCTTTTTCGCTGGTCGCATCCGTCTGGAGGTGGCTCATGCGTAACAATTTCCGCATCACCGGCTACGCCGTTAATAAGCGCGGTTTAACCGTTGGCATCGGCTATCAACTCACATCCAGCGACACTAAAACAGCAATGGCCCACGCAGTGCTTCAGGCGCAGCGTGAAGGTCTCAGCCACGTTCGCATTACACGCGTACAGGAGGTGGCAGCATGAGCCTGTATAACGATTTAGTTCGCCACGAATTCGGCAAAGGCGCCACCGTTGATGAGCTGGAAGGCATTCAGAACCGCATGGATGAGGCTGTGAGTGATTTGTTGCTCGGCATTAGTGCCATTGGAAGTCTGATGTTCTGGGCCACGGACAATAACAACTACACCGAGGAGACCGCAAAGGGAGACATGCGCAAAATAGGCGCAATGCTGGGTACGGTTGGTGAGGTGGTGCTGGCGCTTAACGATACCGTAGCGAATGCGGGTGTGTGTCGTTCTGACTGCGTCAAAGAATCAAAAATGAGGGCGGGCAAATGAATATAAACGCTATATACCGCCATCCTGCCGAACTTGAGGCCGAGGCGACGCTATCCCGTGTGCAGCCTTATCCGGAAGATTTTACTCTGGCAGAGCGTACCGCAGAACGTATGGCCCGCGCTCGTAATGGGTTAGTTCATGTAATGACCGATTTATCACCATACCTCGACGTTGAGCAAGCAGTCGTTGTGCATTGCTGGCTGGATAAAGTCCTGGCGATTGTCGATATGGTCAGAATTGATGCGGAGGTCAGGGTATGAGCGATATGCAGCTTATTGATGCCCAATGTCGTGTTGAACAAGCACAGGCACTGCTCTCAATATGGTTAGAGGGCACGAAAGCATCTGAACGGGATATGCAGTTAATTTGTGCTCTGATCTCGTTACTCCAGGATGTACCAGAAACGATTAAAACGGCGGATGAAGAACTTGCTGATTACGTCTTGCGTGCACATCGGGAGAAGCGTCAATGAAACTGGCACCTAACCTGAAACATTTGCCAAAAGAAAAATTTACTGAAGCAGTTATTTTTGCTGGAACCGATGCGTATGCACATGCAAAAGGATGGGAAGAGGGCATGGGTAAACAAGTCGCTGAGGACAGAACACCTCCCATTTATCTTGGGCCGAAGCAGCTGGCGGAACTGGAGAACCTGCAAATTATTGATAAAGGGCGTCGCAGTGCTCGTGTTTATCTGGCTGGAAGCATTGAGCCAATAATGATTAATGCCATTGGGGAAAAACTTGCTCAGGCAGGTGTACTGGAAGCGAAATTATATAAGGGAATTCCTGACCAAAAACCGGAAAACTGGAGGCAATATCTGGCCAGGCTCAGAGAACAGGGCGAGCACACAACGACATCAATTCTGAAAGCCAATAAATCTGCGAATAGTGACAACCTGAAGCCACATGTTGAAAGCCGAGCTGACGGTATTTTTTGGGTTGAACCCAAATCAGACAAAGATACCGGGGAAATAACTACCCGTGAAAGCTGGCTGTGTTCTGCTCTGGAGGTCATAGGCACTGGCATAGATGACAGTAAAACCCGGTATCTGATCCTGCGCTGGCGCCCATTCGGTTCGAAGGGGGATACTGTCCAGGCAATACCATTTGCTGATATTGGTGAACGCGAAGGCTGGCGAACGCTTAAGGCTGGTGGGTTGAACGTCACAACCAAAAGTGGTTTACGTGCAACGCTGGCCGACTGGCTGCAGAGCTGTGCCAATGGTGAGGTATGGCGCATTGCGCATGCTACGGGCTGGCAGTGTGGCGCCTACATCATGCCGGATGGCGAGATCATTGGTACTCCAGATCAACCGGTGCTGTTTAATGGACGAAGTTCTGCCGCATCCGGTTATACCACCAGCGGTACTGTTGAGAGCTGGCGAGAGAGCGTTGGACGTCTGGCCTTTGGCAACTACTCGATGATGACTGGCGTGGCTGCAGCGCTGTCAGCTCCTTTGATTGGCCTTGCCGGCGCTGATGGTTTTGGTATCCATCTCTATGAGCAGTCGAGCGCTGGTAAGACCACCACTGCCAATGTGGCATCCAGTCTCTACGGCAATCCTGATGTATTGCGCCTTACCTGGTACGGTACCGCGCTGGGGCTGGCGAATGAAGCTGCCGCACACAACGACGCGCTGATGCCGCTAGACGAAATCGGGCAGGGCGCTGATCCGGTGGAAGTCTACAAATCTGCCTACGCGCTATTTAATGGTACGGGTAAGCTGCAGGGCGCGAAGGAGGGGGGGAACCGTGATCTGAAGCGCTGGCGTACTGTGGCCATCAGTACCGGTGAGATGGATCTGGAAACCTTCATTGCGAGCGCCGGTCGCAAGGCTAAAGCAGGCCAGCTGGTTCGCCTGCTGAATATCCCGATGCGCCGGGCTGTTCGTTTCCATGAGCATGCCAACGGCAAACACCATGCCGATGCCCTCAAAGATGCATACCAGCATCACCATGGAGTGGCTGGGCGTGAGTGGGTGAAATGGCTGGCTGACCACCAGCAAGAGGCGGTGAACGCCGTCAGAGCAGCGGAAGAGCGCTGGCGTAGTCTGATCCCGTCGGATTACGGGGAGCAGGTCCATCGTGTTGGCGCCCGGTTTGCCATTCTGGAAGCCGCACTATTGTTAGGTAATGTGATCACCGGCTGGGATGAGCAGACGTGTCGGGATGCTATTCAGTACAGCTATAACGCCTGGTTGCGTGAATTCGGTACCGGCAACAAAGAGCATCAGCAAATTATTGAGCAGACAGAGGCATTCCTGAACGCTTACGGCATGAGCCGCTTTGCACCGTTCCCGTATGACCCGACCAGTCTCCCCATCTCCAACATGGCGGGATACCGGCAGAAGGGCGGTCATGAGACTGACCCGATGGTGTTCTACACCTTCCCGGCAGCCTTCGAAGGGGAGATCGCCCGCGGCTTTAACACTCGTCAGTTTGCGGAGGTATTGAAGAAAGCTGGCATGCTGACACCGCCGACTTCAGGCCGGGGGTTTCAGAGAAAGTCACCACGCATTGATGGGCGACAGATTCGGGTTTATGTCCTGCAGTATCTGCCGGACGATGGCCAGCCAGAGTAAAAGCACTCTTTCATGTGTGTAGATTAAGTGTTGGTTCAGTTGGTTCAGTTGCCTCAGTAGTTATATATATCTGTTTAATAAGGTTTCATGTTTAAAAAATGAACCAACATTGAGGCAACAAACTACCAGTTTGAACCAACACTGAATCAGGTACAGGGTATCAGAAGAGAGGATCACTGCGATGACAGCTCAAATTTCAGCGTATGGCCGGCTGGTGGCCGACCCGCAGACCAGAACAACGGGAAAAGGTACGAACATGACAATGGCCCGCCTGGCGGTAGCTCTGCCCTGTAATGCGGCAGATAACGGAGAGGCTACTTTCTGGTTGGGCGTGATTGCCTTTGGTAAGCAGGCTGACGCGCTGGCCAAACACCATAAAGGCGACCTTGTCAGCGTGGCGGGCAATATGCAGCTCAATCAGTGGACTGGTCAGGATGGTGGTATGCAGCAAGGTTATCAGGTTATTGCGGACAGTGTACTCAGCGCCAGAACGGTCCGCCCAGGCGGTAAAGTAGGTCAACAAGGACAGGCTACTGATGCCCTGCGCCGGGCCCAGGAGCAGCAACCGCCCGCGAACGGGTATGAAGGATACGACCAGACACCTCCGTATGACGATGATTTTTGACATGGGTATGGATCAGTAACATGCGACTGACTACAGAACAGAAGGCGGAAATCGCTCGCCTCAAACGTAGTGGTGTAGGGTATCGCACCATCGCGAATAAAATGGGACTTAAGCCCAGCACTGTGAGTAGCTTCTGCCAGCGCAGTGGATTGTTCGCTGATAATCCGGCTCACAAGGTTCTTTTCACTATCCCTGAGGCGCGCTTTTCGAACGTACCTGCGTTAACAAAGGCACTGCCGCCCCAAAAGGTCATTACTGGTCATAAGCAGACCGATGCTTATTTGTGGGTGCTGGAAGTGATTAAGCTGAATGAGCCAGCACATCTGGATGCTGCAGAGGCAGCACTTGAGAAGCTTACCATTAGCCCAAAAGACGTAGAGAAACGGTATCGTGACTGGATGGTCGCTAATGGTGCTGACATATTGCAAACCGCTTTCGGTACCTTTTTCATGGATGATCCTCAGCACTACCTCAAGCTTGCCAGGGAGAATATCAGGAAGGCCAGCGAAGTTCGTGCTGTGTTTGGTAGTTATGAAGCTGCTATGGAACCAGTAGAAGCAGAGTTGCTCATCTCACGATCTGCATTTCTGGTAGATGAGGATTTTGGGCTGACGAGGGAAGAAGTCGCCGATGGAAGTATTTCAGGTATCGAGCGATATCTGGAACTGGATGATGCTCGGAAAGATGCACATCATGGTTTCACGGATGTACTGCCTTCACCTCACACACTATCCGATGTTGTCCGCGAATTTGAATCGCCACGGGTTTAACAGACACCTCAGAGTCATTTAAGATGACTTAAAGAGAGGTGCCCATGAGCGGTAAGCGTTATCCCGAAGAGTTTAAAATTGAAGCGGTAAAACAGGTTGTTGATCGCGGCCATTCTGTTTCCAGCGTGGCAACACGTCTCGGTATCACCACCCACAGTCTTTATGCCTGGATAAAGGCATATGGCCCGGATTCCTCAACCAATAAAGTCCAGTCAGACGCTCAGGCTGAGATCCGACGCCTCCAGAAAGAGCTGAAGCGGGTTACCGACGAACGGGACATATTAAAAAAAGCCGCGGCGTACTTCGCAAAGCTGTCCGACTGAGGTACGCCTTTATCCGTGACAACACCCATTGCTGGCCTGTCCGACTGCTTTGTCGGGTGCTGGATGTGCATCCGAGTGGTTTTTACGCCTGGCTTCAGCAGCCGGATTCACGGCGGCATCATGCTGACCTGAGACTGACGGGGCTGATAAAGCAGTTCTGGCTGGAGTCGGGTTGCGTTTATGGTTATCGCAAGATCCACCTCGACCTGCGGGATACCGGACAACAGTGCGGAGTTAACCGTGTCTGGCGACTGATGAAGCGTGCCGGGATAAGGGCTCAGGTCGGGTACCGTAGCCCACGGGCACGTAAGGGTGAAACCAGCATCGTGACGCCCAACAGGCTCCAGCGGCAGTTCAACCCGGAAGCACCGGATGAGCGTTGGGTAACGGACATCACCTACATCCGGACTCACGAAGGCTGGCTGTATCTGGCTGTGGTTGTTGACCTGTTCTCGCGCAAAGTTATTGGCTGGTCAATGCAGCCCCGGATGACAAAGGATATTGTCCTGAATGCACTTCTGATGGCCGTGTGGCGACGTAATCCTCAAAAGCAGGTGCTGGTTCATTCTGATCAAGGCAGTCAGTACACAAGCTATGAGTGGCAGTCGTTCCTGAAATCACACGGGCTGGAGGGCAGTATGAGCCGTCGCGGTAACTGTCATGACAACGCAGTCGCAGAAAGTTTTTTCCAGTTACTGAAACGTGAACGGATAAAGAAAAAGATCTACGGAACGCGAGAAGAAGCTCGCGGTGATATTTTTGATTACATCGAAATGTTTTATAACAGTAAGCGTCGGCATGGTTCGAGTGATCATATGCCACCAACTGAATACGAAAAACAATATTATCAGCGGCTCGGAAGTGTCTAGATTATCTGTGGCGATTCATCAGTTAAAGCCACCAGCCTTATACATAAATTCGTGCTTGATATCTGTGGAACCGCGCTAAATCTGGTCTGAGCATTTTTTTCTGTAAGGTATGACGGTAAACAACACTGCCGTTTGAAGCACGTAAAAATCAATCTTCCAGATTTTTTTTCTTGATCTCAGAATGAGACGGGTAAATGCCTTTGCTAGGCCGTGAGATAACAGAGCTAACAATACCCAGGCTGAACGGTGAAGTACTTGATAACCATACCCACTACACCATTCACAATGGGCCGGCACAGTCACTACAGACCAAAGAGCGCCACCACCGCAGGATGGTAGCACTAGCCTACCAGTGGAAGAAAACGAAGTATGATAGATAACCTCCTTTATAAAATTGGATTAATAGGCAAAAGTTATTGACTACCTTATGTAGTAGTTAATTAGCTGAATAAAATCAACATATAGTGTTTTTACTGCATTTTTACTGTTATGTAGGCGGTAGAGGGGTTAGCATTTCGTGACATGTCACATTGACATACTGATATCTTCAGGTAGATTTACCAGCAACTGAGCCCGGCCCCCTGGCTTGATCTCATCCCAGATGAGCGATTGTTATGGCCGGGCCTTCTTATATCTGGAGGTAGGGATACTCTTGCATGGCTGATCCGGTTAAAGTTCATAAAGAATATGACGAACTTATCGATCTGTTACTTTCGCGTGGCATGGATGTGCCAGACCGGGATCATGCAATAAAGAAAATCTCTCAAGTAGGTTACTACAGACTCTCCGGATTTTGGTATCCGTGCCGAATCCCTCACATAACTCCCGAGAACATCAGGACGCGTTTAGATCAAGTACGCCCAGGTACGAACTTTCGGGCAGTATACGACCTATACTTATTCGATAAAAAAATGCGTTTATTGATGATGAATGCCTTGGAACGAATAGAGGTTTATGTCCGTTCTGTTATTGCGCATGAAATTGGTAAAATTTCACCTCTCGCATATCTTGATGACTCTTTAATAAATCCTAAGCATCTAAGAGGTCGTCCTCGTGGGCGGTGTAGCGCGAGGGAGGAGTGGCTTAGCAAGCACACAAATGAAATATCCAAAAGTCGAGAGGACTTTATAAAGTGGCATGAGGGTAAGTATGAGGGACTCCCATTCTGGGTTGTTATCGAGGTGTGGGATTTCGGTCTGATGTCGAAGTATTATGCGATGTTAAAAGACGGGCATCGTAACGGGATTCTATCTAGGCTGGGTATTGCTGCGGGTAATGGGGCTATTTTCCAGAACTGGCTCAGCGCCATGAATGTAATGAGAAATCGTTGCGCTCACCACTCACGTATCTGGAACAAGGTTAATGAGCCGAAGTTGATGCCCCTGCCAAATCATCCATATTTTGAACGCCTGAATATGAATGATGATGCCTATGAAAGAATGTACGGCATGATAGCAGTGCTATGGTTTTTGGTGAAAAAGATTGGCCCGGGCTCAAACTGGATTAGGCATGTCGCTGAATTAGTAGACAACAAGCCATATCTTCCCGGTTGTAACTTAACTGCGATGGGACTTCCTGATAACACAGGATTTCCAAGAGCTCTATTCGGTATCGAATAGTAGGGCACATTAAATAATTATGAATGCTACGATCATAGCGCCGCTACTATCTTCTCAGCATTGTGCCCCTGACGCTTCCAGGCGCTGTAAATGTCCTTATCCCACGCTTTGCCCGCTTTTGTCTGATAACCGGCCGCATTGAGCCTCTCAGCGATAATGCGGCCATTGTCGAACCCTTCCCGGATAGTATCAGCAACAATCGCGATAACAGCCGCTTCATTGTACAGAGTAGGCGGAATCCCCTGCTTACCACCCGCCAGCGCAGCCGCCGCCACTTCCATTCGCTCCACCAGCTCAAGCATGCGCAGCTGTGGGTTGCTTTCTGGCTGGTTCAGTTTGCTGCGCAGGGCATCGAGCAGCCAAGCTGTTTTGTCACCGCCCGCCGCCGCTACAGCCTGATTGAATGCGCCATGCAATTCAGCCGGAACGCGGAACGCTACAAGATTGGATTTGCTCATGGGGGCCGCCATATCAGTGTTTTCGGTCTATACAGTATAACACTGTATAACGATGTTATACGGATGAGGTTTCGCATAACTGACTGTTTTCTTCATCCATCCTCACCTTGGGTGTGTGGCGCTGGTGGCGTTATATCAGAAAGGTCAGAAATCTGCCCTTTAGAATCCTGTTCGAGTAGATGTGAGAAAATCTCATATGTAGGGCTGCTGGTTATCATGCAGAACAGATCCACTCGCAGTTATTCTGTGCTGACTAAAAGAGGAGAAATCTCCTCTTTAGACTCATGGATAGGGTACATGCGGGAATATCCCGTATGTAGAACCGGCTCAGTAGCTGAGCGAGACGGTATCCAGGCGGTAGGTATCCACTCTGGTATCCACCGAAAAGGTGGTATCTGAACGGATGCTGATTGAAACAAACGCTGAGGTTATTGTTGGAAAGCACTAAGTTCATCGATATAACTCATCTCGATGAGTTATATGGCCATTTATCCATGCCTCAATTTCATTAGATGGCCAGCGGACACTGCGCCCAATCTTCACTGGATGAGGGAAAGTACCTTCGCCCATCCATTTGTAGATAGCTGTCTTCCCAAACCCGGTTGCTTCAGATACCTGTTTCAGGTCCATAAGATAAATTTTCATCGGTTTCACCTCATAAACTGGGTGCAATGTTGGTTCACTCAGCTAAATGTTGGTTCAAAATCGGGTGGCGTTGGTTCAATTTTTTGAAAAATAATCAAATAAAACAATGGTCTTTACGTTTTGAGGCAACTGAACCAACCGAACCAACACATTTTGCATGTATATAGAGAAATTTTCCGTGTGTAAATTATGAAGCGGTTTTGGACGGGTGAATATTAGCGGTATAGCAGAAAGCTCCTGGCACCCAACATTGCGCGATAAATAGTCACTGTTCGGCCATAGAAAAATATATGGGGGTACATTTGGGGGTATGTGTGATTTTTATAACCTGTATAGTTAAATTAAATCAGTCTCTTACGTGTTAATATTGAATCCTGTAGGGGGCCATTTAATAATCAATCACTTATCAACTTCCTCCAGTCGCTGATTTTTCCTTGTGGGACATATTTGGGACATCTTCTGCAAAAATTTGCAAAAAATGAGTCAATTTGACGTGCGTGCTCAGTTAAATGGTTAGGTGCCAGGTGAGCATATCGACGGAGCATTTCGATGATTCTAATGTCTTGTAGTATCTGTCGGACGATGGCCAGTCAGAGTACAGCATTACTGCTCTGTAATATCGAACAGAATGGTTAATGCTGGTTATAGCTGAGTGCAGAATAAGCGCTCTGCAGGAATGTGAAAATATGTTGCCGGTAACAGGCTAATAGTCATTATAGCTTTAGGTTCTGTCTGACTGGGTTAAATATCGCATTTTAAGCTGGCGTGAAGTACAGTTGTTATAGATCAATATTGAACACTATTTGAAAGCATACCCTCGATGTTCATCCACTGCCTGGAAAGATCCGAATGAACATCAAATTCGTCGCCATCTCCGTATTCGCTGTTGTGTGCGTCTTTGCATCAGATATTTCCATCGCCAAATCGAATTCCTTAAGCGATGATCAGGTCAGTCAAAGGATTATTGATGACTCTGTCGCATCCTACCCCGGTACTTGTGCCTGTCCCTTCAATACCGCCCGGAACGGCAGCTCGTGCGGTGGCCGCAGTGCCTGGAGCAAAGCTGGTGGGTACTCACCTATTTGCTACAAGAAAGAGGTAACAAAGGAGATGGTTAAGGCGTGGCGACAAGAGAATCAATGATAACGATCAATATCTGAACCAGGTGATTACTTACACTGGAATAGTTGTTTAAATAATATTAAATGATTATTTCGAATACTGCAGCCCATTTGCAGTAAGCACTGTTCTGGTAGAGGCGGCAGAGGCCACGGCGTATATCTTTTTACCTTGTGATATTTGAACCCAGCAAATCTATTTCCCCTACCTGATAGACTTAGTGTCACCGTATCCTGTTACTAAGAGCACGGGGCTACCTACTCATAAGACACTTCCTCTTCTTACGAGGAAACCGGTTCAGCGTGTTGTGTGTGGAGACAGTACCCATCAACTCAAACTGATAACAAAAAGTTTAATTTTTTTCCCCGCCGCGCTGACTATAGTTAGGGCACTTTCACTTGCCCAATAAGGTCACGATTATGAAATTAGTTATCGCCTCCGTAATTTCTCTGCTCAGCTTCAGCGCGCTGGCGGCGCCAGAGGGGACGCTCAGCGTACACATTCTTAATCAGCAAACCGGGCTCCCTTCACCGGGGGTGCAGATTGAGCTGGATAAACAGCAGGGGGAGAGCTGGCAGCATATCGCCACCGGTAAAACGGATGCCGATGGGCGGATTAAGTCGCTCTATCCGCAGGCGGAGAATATGGAGCCGGGGGTGTATAAAGTGACGTTTAAAACCGGTGACTATTTTAAAAGCCAAAATATGAATACGTTCTTCCCGGTGATTCCGGTTATTTTCAATGTCACAAAGCAAAATCAAAAACTGCATATCCCGCTGCTGCTCAGTCAGTACGGATACTCTACCTACCGCGGCAGCTGATGACCCAAGCCGCTATCCAGCCAACGCCTGCGCGGCTTCCGCAGGCGTCACACTTTTCTCGCACCACGATGTCCACGCCTAACGCTCGGTCTCTTTCTCTTTAAAGTGTTTAACGGCTTCGTCGTACATCGCCAGCAGGCCGGAAATTTCGCCTTCATATTGCGGCACGCGCTGGGCGCGAACGAGCTCAATCAGCAGCGCATAGGCTGCTTCTTCCGGGGCCGCATGTGGATTGATCAGTCCAGACAT